CCTTCCTTTTCACGTCCGCAAAACGGAGAACCCATGGCCAGGCCCCGCAAACCGTCGAACGTGCTCGAGCTGAGCGGCGCGTTCCGGAAGGATCCTGCCCGGGGTGCGGCCAGGGCCAACGAACCGCCGGCCGAGGTCCCAATCGGCGCCGCGCCGAAGCACTTCAGTCCGGAGCAGGTCGACGCGTATGACGAGCTGGTCCGGCGCGCCCACGCGGGGGTCCTGTGCGACTCCGATGGGGTTGCGGTGGAGGTCGGCGCGGTGTTGCTGGCACGTCTGCGCAAGGCCCCTGACGACTTCACCGCCGGCGAGTTCGGCCGGCTGCAGGCCATCCTCGGCGTGCTCGGGATGACCCCGGCTGACCGGTCAAAGGTCTCGGCGATCAAGCCCCGTGAGAAGCAAGACCCCTACGCCGAGTTCGGCTGATCACGCCGCGCTGGCGCTGCAGTACGCCGAGGATGTCGTCGCCGGCAAGGTCCCGGCCGGCCGCTGGGTGCGCAGGGCGGCCCAGCGTCACCTCGACGACCTGGTGCGTGCGGAGAAGAAGGCGTGGCCCTACCGGTTCGACGCGGACAAGGGCGCCAGGGTCTGTCGGTTCATCGAGCAGTTGCCTCACACGAAAGGCAAGTGGGCGGCGCGCAGCCAGCGCATCGAGCTGCAGCCGTGGCAGTGCTTCCTGGTGGTGGTGCTGTTCGGCTGGGTCCGCAAGTCGGACGGCATGCGGCGCTTCCAGTGGGTGTACTGGGAGATCCCGCGCAAGAACGGCAAGTCGATCCTGGCGGCCGGCATCGGGCTGTACATGCTGACGTCGGACGGCGAGTTCGGCGCGGAGGTGTACTCCGGCGCGACGACCGAGAAGCAGGCCTGGGAAGTGTTCAAGCCTGCGAAGCTGATGATGGAGCGGACGCCGGCATTCGCGGCGCGCCTCGGTGTCGAGGTCAACGCAAAGGTGCTCACGCGGCTGAAGGACGGCAGCAAGTTCGAGCCGGTGATCGGCAACCCGGGCGACGGCCCATCGCCTTCGTGCGCAATCGTCGACGAGTTCCACGAGCACGACACGCCGGCGCTGTACGACTCGATGGAAACCGGCATGGCGGCGCGCGAGCAGCCGCTGATGCTGGTGATCACGACGGCCGGCACGAACATCGCGGGCCCGTGCCACGAGAAGCACGACGAGGTCTGCAAGGTGCTCGACGGCGTGGTGCAGGACGACCAGCTGTTCGGGGTCATGTACGGCATCGACGAGTCCGATGACTGGTCGTTGCCCTCGTCGCTGATCAAGGCGAATCCGAACTGGGGTGTTTCGATCGACGCTGACCGGTTGTTGGCCCAGCAGCGGAAGGCGCTGCAGAACCCGATCGACCAGGCGAAGTTCAAGACGAAGCACCTGAACGTCTGGACGTCGGTGCTGTCCGGCGTCATGAACATGCAGCAGTGGGCGGCGTGCGCTGACCCGCTGCTGGACGAGGAAGAGCTGGCCGGCCAGGACAGCTGGATCTCGCTCGACCTCGCGAGCAAGCTGGACCTGTGCACGGAGCAGCGGCTGTACCGGCGCATGTCACACGGCTTGCCGCACTACTACCTATTCGGCAGGTACTGGTTGCCAGAGGCCGCGATCGACGAGCCAGGCCCCAACTTCGCGCATTACCAGAAGTGGGTCGCGCAAGGCCTGCTGATCGAGACCGATGGCGCGACGGTGGACTTCGCAGCGATCACCGAGCAGGTGATCGAGGACTGCAAGGTGATGAATCCGAAGGAGGTCGTCTACGACCCTTTCAATGCCACGCAGGTCGCGCAGGCGCTGATGGCGCAACGCATCGAGGTGGTCGAGTTCAACCAGACCCCCCAGAACTTTGCAGTGCCGCTCGACGAGTTGCTGGCGGCCGTCAAGGACGGTCGCTTTCATCACGACGGCAACGAGATCACGACCTGGTGCATGAGCAACATGGTCGCGCGCCCAGCAAAGAAGGGCCTCGTGTCTCCGATCAAGCAGAAGCCGCACCAGAAGATCGACGGCGGCATTGCAGTGCTGATGAACATGGCGCGCGCCACTGCTGGCGCCGATCAGAAACCGCCTCTTGACCTGTTCTTCGTCTGAAGGAACCCACCATGCATCGCGCCTACTGCACCCTCGACATCAAGGCCGCCGACGGCGCCACCGATGGCAAGCGCCTGTTCTCAGGCGTCGCCAGTACGCCCAGCGTGGACCGCGGCGGCGACGTCGTCGAGCCCAAGGGCGCGCAGTTCGAGTTGCCCATCCCGATGCTCTGGCAGCACGACGCGCACGCGCCGATCGGGTGGATCCGCTCTGCCAAGGTCACCGCCACCGGCATCGAAGTCGCAGGCGAGATCGCGAGCGTCGAAGAACCCGGCAAGCTGAAGGACCGGCTGGACGAGGCCTGGCAGTCGATGAAGGCCGGCCTCGTGCGCGGCCTGTCGATCGGATTCAAGCCACTCGAGGCGGCACGCATCGGCGACACCTACGCCCAGCACTACCTCAAATGGCTGTGGCTCGAGCTATCGGCTGTGACGATCGCCATGAACGGCGACTGCAGCATCACCGCAATCAAGTCGGCCGACCAGGCCTTCCGCCGCGCCGCGTCCGGCGCTCATGGCGGGCGGCCCATCGTCCGACTCGACACCACGCCCGTCGTCGCGGGATCGGAAACCACGTCGCGCCGCAAGGGCGCGGTGTACCTCAACTGAACCCCCCTGAAGGACGAACCATGAAACTCACCCGCAACCTGGCCATCTTCGCGATGGCCGCACTCGCTGCTGCCGGCGCATTCGCCGCCGGCGCCGTCGATCCGCTGCTGCAGCTGCTGGGCATGTCGCCCGACGCCGCGGTCGGCCTCCTCGTCATGGCCAACGCGCCGGCCGTCATCGACGCCAAGACGATCACCGAGCAGATCACGCAGTTCAGCACCAAGCTGACCACCCTGCGCGAGAAGGCCTCGGAAATCCTCGGCCTCGGCATCAAGGAAGGCCGCACGCTCGACGAACACGAGACCGAGCAGCATGAGCAGGTCTCGTCCGAGATCAAGACGGTCGAGGCGCACATCGCCCTGCTGAAGAAGCACGAGACCGTGATGGTCACCCAGGCGACGGCGATCACGCCCGACGCCGGCAAGGGCGAAGGCCGCGTCGAGTACCGCGGCGGCGCGCCGATCACCTTCAAGTCGAACATCCCGCCCGGCCTGCGTTTCACGCGCCTCTCGGTGGCCATGGCCATCGCCAAGGGCAACGTGATGCACGCGCACGAGATCGCGAAGGAGCGCTATGCCGACACACCCGATGTCGTCAACTGCTTGAAGGCGGCGATCACGCTCGGCGGCACGGACCAGCTGTCGACCGTGAACAAGGCGGCCGTGACCGCGGTGACGTCCACCGACACCGCTGTTGCGCAGTACACCGACCTCGAGAACGAGTTCATCGACCTGCTGCGCCCGAAGCTCGTGCTTGGCCGCATGACCGAACTCACTCGCGTGCCGTTCATGAGCCGCCAGGGTCGCCAACTGACCGGCGTCTCCGGATCTTTCGTCGGTGAAGGCGCGCCGAAGCCCGTGCAGAAGCAGACCTACGACAACGTGACGCTCGGCTTCGCCAAGGTCGCGGTGATCGTGGTCCTGAGCGACGAGGCGGTCCGCTTCTCGAGCATCAAGGCTGAGATGCGCGCTCGCGACGACATGGTCAAGGGGATCGCGACCTACCTCGACAAGCGCTTCATGGACCCGGCATACAGCGGCATCGCCAACGTGTCGCCGGCGTCCATCACCAACGGCGCCACTCGCATCCAGTCCAGTGGCACGACGCTGGCTGCGATCGATACCGACGTGCGCACCGCCATGGCGATGTTTGCGACCTCCGACGTCGACCCGACGACGGCGGTCTGGGTGATGCCGGCGGCGGTCGCGCTGCGCCTGTCGATGAAGCGCACCACGCAGGACGAAAAGGCGTTCCCCGAGCTGTCGATGCTGGGCGGCACCTGGTACGGCATCCCGGTGATCGTGTCGAACTCGATGGTGGCCTCTGGCTCGCCGGCCGAGCTGCAGATCGCGCTGGTGACGCAGGAAGAGGTGCTCATGGCTGACGACGGCGGCATCACCATCGACATGAGCACGGAAGCGTCGGTGCAGATGAACGATGCGCCGTCCGCCGGCGCGCAATCGCTGGTCAGCCTGTGGCAGAACAACCTGGTCGGCATCCGCGCCGAGCGCTACATCAACTGGGCGCCGCGCCGCGCGAGCAGCCTGGGCATCGCGCTGATCGAGAACACGAACTACTGATTGCTCAGGGGCTCGTGACGGGCGGCCGGATCTTCCGGCCGCCCTACTTCTCACCGGAGACCGACATGCTCTACAAGACCCGAAACCTGATCGCGCAGCGAGAGATTCCGCTGTCCGACCGCCTGTTGAAGCCCGGTGAGGCCTTCACCGCCAGCCACGTCGATGCCGAGTACTACATCGGCAAGGGCTCTGCACGCGAGGCCGACGACAAGTCGCCTGCTGCGCCGGCCGCGCCGGCGGCGAAAAAGGTCGCCGCACCGGCAGAGCCGGCTGCTGCCGAAGAACCACGCAAGCGCACGCGCGCGGCCGTTGAAGCGCCGCGCGCTGTGGTGACGCGCGAGAGCCAGCGCCAGGAAACCGAGAACAAGAAGGCGCCTGGAGAGGGCGACCCGACCGGATCCCAGCAGAAGCCGGACGCCGCCGGCTGATGCTCATCACGAAGGACCCCCGCGGCGTCACGCTGCGGTGGCTCCGGCTTGCCCGGGCCGGCGCGCTGCGCACGCTCATCTTCGCCACGTCCGCCGAGGTGCTCTGCGCGATCCTGGCCATCGGCGGCACCGTGGCCTTGGTGATCGGCGTGCGCCTGAACTTCGGTGACGGGTGGGCCTTGATCGCCGGCTCCGTGCCGATGCTGGCGTGCGCCTTCTTCCTGATCCGGGGGCTGAGCCGTGTCTAAGCTGGCGATGGTCGTCAAGGCCGCTTTCTCTCACCCGCTGCTGACGACAGGGCGCCCGGAGCGATCGACGTCCTTCGGCTTGATCCGCGAGGCCAATCCTGGCGACTGGCAGCGCAACATCGTCACCGAGTCGATGGCCGGGCTCACGGCGTTCGGCGCGGTCTATGCCTGCCTGACGCTCATCGCAAACGACATCGGCAAGCTGCGGCCGGTGCTGATGGCCAAGGGTGGGCCGGTGAAGGCGCCGGCCGACATCACGTCGCCGCACTGGCGCGCGCTTCGCAAGCCCAACGCCTATCAGACGCGGAACCAGTTCTACCGCTCGTGGCTGCTGTCGAAGCTGATGCACGGCAACACCTACGTGCTGAAGGTGCGAGAGGCGGCGCGCGGCATGGTGATGTCGCTGCACGTGCTCGACCCGCGGCGCGTGACGCCGATGGTGACGCCCGAAGGCGACGTGTACTACAGCCTGGCTGGCGACGATCTCGCGAAGATCCCGGCCGGCATGCTCGTACCGGCCAGCGAGATCATCCACGACCGCTGCTGCACGCTGTGGCACCCGCTGGTTGGCGTGCCGCCGCTGTACGCGGCCGCGCTGAGCGCCACGCAGGGCCGCAAGATCCAGGCGAATTCGTCGCTCTTCTTCGAGAACATGAGCCGGCCGTCCGGCATCCTGAAGGGTCCCGGCATCATCCCGCCGGAGGAGAAAGCCAGCCTCAAGGAGCAGTGGGAGGCGAACTACTCGGGCCTGAACATCGGCCGCCTGGCGGTGCTGGGCGGCGGCCTCACGTACGAGGCGATGACGATCCCCGCCGAGCAGGCGCAGTTGATCGATCAGCTGAAGTGGACCGCGCTCGACATCTGCGGCCCGTTCCACGTGCCTCCGTACAAGATCGGCGTCGGGCCGATGCCGACGAACAACAACGTCGAGGCGCTGAACCAGCAGTACTACACCGACACGCTGCAGACGCACATTGAGGACATCGAAGGGCTACTGGACGAGGGCCTCGAGGTGCCGAGCGACAAGTGCGTCGAGTTCGACATCGACGCCGGCCTCCTGCGCATGGACTCGGGGGCCCAGATGGACATGCTGGCCACCGGCGTCGAGAAGTGCATCCTCGTGCCGAACGAAGCCCGCGCGCGGCTGAACAGGCCGCCCAAGACCGGCGGCGACGAGCTCTACCTGCAGCAGCAGAACTACTCGCTGTCGGCGCTGGCCAAGCGCGACAGCAGCGACGACCCGTTCGGGAAGGCGAAGCCTCCCGCCGCGGCGCCAGCAGCGCCAGCGCCAGCAGATCCTGACCCCGAAGAGGGCGCGGATCGCGCAGACGCCGCGAAACACCTCGCGGACGTGCTGGCGCGGTCGCACGAGGCGTTCGCCGACCAGGCGCAGCAGTGGATCGCCGACGCGCTGACGAAAGCCGCGGCCGAGAACGCCGCCGCCATGGACCAGGTCGTCAAGGCGCTCGCCGGCGCTGAGACGCGCGCCGCAGAGGCTCTGGCCAGCGCGGCTACCGCGACCGAAGCGCTCGGCGCCCTGAAGCAGGAGCGCGATGCCGCTGTGCAGGCGGCGGACCTCGCCACCCTCGCGGCGGCCATCGCGTCTGGCCTCGACGAATAGGACCGGAGCATGGATCACCTCAAGGAATTCGGCGCCCTGGTCGTCAAGGCAGTCAAGGACCACGTCAGCAAGGCGCTGACGCCGCTCGCCGCGAGTGTCGCGGCGCTCGAGCAGTGGCGCGCCAGCGTGCCGGCGGATCTGAGGGGCGAGCCAGGCCGCGACGGCAAGGATGGCCATGACGGCGTCGACGGGAAGGATGCCGATCCAGAGGCGATGCGCGCGGCAGTCGCCGCAGCTGTGGCCGAGTTGCCCCCAGCAAAGGATGGTCGCGACGGCACCGATGGGCGCGACGGCAAGGATGGCGTCAACGGCAAGGACATCGACCCGGACGCGGTGAAGGAACTCGCAGCGGCGATCGTGGCGGCGATGCTGCCGGCGGCGGTCGCGGAGGCAGTTGCCGCTCTGCCGCGCGCGGTCGACGGCAAGGACGGGCGCGACGGCATTGATGGCAAGGGCGTGGACATGCTGACGCTCGAAGCGACTGTCCGCGGCTTGGTGGCCGAGAGCGTCGCCGCTATCCCGCAGCCGAAGGACGGCCGCGACGGCGTCGACGGCAAGGACGGACGCAGCGCGATCGAAATCGACGTGCGCCGCGGCCTGGATCCGACGCGGAAATACCAGCCAGGCGAGCACGTCGCATACCGCGGCGGCGTGATTCGCTCCTACCGCCAGACGGATGCAATGCCCGAAGGCGCGCAGCTGGAGGACCACGGCTGGCACGTGGTGCAGAACGGCATCGACGATCTCGCCGCGGACTGGGCTGACGACGGGCGCACCGTCGCCATCGCCATCCGCATGACGGACGGCACGACGACGGTCAAGCAACTGACCGTGCCGCTGGCGATCGATCGTGGCGTGTACGACGAGGCAACGGTGTACCAGCGCGGCGACGGTGTTACCTGGGACGGCAGCTGGTGGATCGCGCAGCGCGCCGCGGCGACTGCCGAGAAGCCGGGCGCCTCGGATGCCTGGCGCCTGGCGGTCAGGAAGGGCCGCAACGGCCGCGACGGGCTGAAAGGCGAGCCTGGCCAGCGCGGCGCTCAAGGCCGAGACGGGGTCGACAGGAAATGGTGAGCGCCCACTGGACCATCCCGCGCGCCTTCGAAGGCGAAACGGTGGCGGTGCTGGCATCGGGCCCGTCGATGAGCCAGGCGGTCGCCTACGCGGTCCGAGCTTCCGGCATTCCGGCCATCGCCGTGAACACAACATTTCGCCTGGCACCGTGGGCCTGGGCGCTGTACGCGGCCGACAGCGAGTGGTGGCAGCACCGAGCCAACCGGGACGCCT